TTGTTCAGTCTAATGGTACACCTGATGCTGAGGGATTAACTCATAACATCAACCAGTACTACAGACGTGTACGTGTTGCAAACCTTACTTAATCAAGGTTGTTATTCAAAGATCAAAGACCTCCTTCGGGGGGTCTTTTTTTATCTAAGTATAAATACACGTAATAATACTTATTTGATGTTACAGAAGATTCTACTATATGCATCACCATTTGTGTCTGCTGCTACGATAGCTTCGGTTATTGCAGTTAAGTCATGGAAAAAGAAGAAGCTTCCTAATATTCATATAGAGTTTGATGACGATGATGACGATAACTTTGGTGGACCAGGAGAAGGACCGTACTGGTGGTACACTAAATAAATCAGATTGAAAAGTATAAATGTCTGCAGAATGGTATAAGGAACAACCTAGTAATAGGAACTTTTTAAATCCTATTGGATACATCCTCAAACTAGAAAAGTTTGCAGGAGTAGATTTCTTTTGTCAGTCTGCAAATGTTCCTGATGTAGCAATGCCTACAACAGAAGTTGCTTCTCCTTTTAGAAATTTGCCCATAGTACCTGGTGGTGGAATTACATTTGGAGATTTTACTGTAAGTTTTATTGTTGATGAAGAGTTAAAAAATTATAATGCACTCCATAAATGGATGAGAAGTAATGGAAATGCAGATGAGATGCAAGGACCTTCAACTCCAGAGTATAGTAATGGTCAATTACATATAGTTACTAGTGCATATAACCCAGCTTTTATCGTAGAGTTTAGAGATTTGTTTCCAGTTGCCTTGACAGGACTACAGTTTGATGCTACAGTATCAGATATAGAGTATATTACTGCACAAGTTACATTTAAACATCAGCAGTTTTTCTTACGTGATAAAAATCTTCAATCTTTAGAATGAGTACAGACACCATATTAATTGGCGACTGCCGTGAAACACTAAAAACATTACATGCACACATAACAACTGGTATTGCTAAAAGACCACGTATGTGTGTTACCTCTCCTCCCTATTATGGGTTGAGAGATTATGGTGGAGAAGATTCACAAATTGGTATGGAGCAATCTCCAGAAGAATACATTCAACAGTTAGTTGAAGTATTCAGATCAGTGCGTGATGTATTAACAGATGATGGAACACTGTGGGTAAACATAGGAGATTCTTACTACAATTATAGAAGTGATGGTAACTATCCTAAACAGACAGTTGCTAAGACTAGACAAGATCTACCTATGAATACACCTGTTAGGGGTAATAAGTTAGAAGGATATAAGAGTAAAGATTTAATTGGTATACCATGGATGTTAGCATTTGCATTGAGAGCAGATGGATGGTATCTGAGACAAGATATTATATGGCATAAACCTAATCCTATGCCTGAGTCAGTTAAGGATAGATGTACTAAAGCACATGAATATATTTTCTTACTGAGTAAGAGTAAGCATTATCATTATGACCATGAAGCAATTAAAGAGAAAGCTGTTGGTGAAAGATGGGGTGGTAACACTCCTATTAATATGGATAATACTAAGGATGTTGACAATCAATTTAGTGGTTTAACTAGACCACGTAAGATGATTTACGATAAGAGAAATAAGAGATCAGTGTGGAAAGTAAATACTAAACCATACAAGGGAGCTCACTTTGCTGTATTCCCTGAGGAACTTATTGAACCATGTATTCTTGCAGGTAGTGAAAAAGGAGATATTGTTTTAGATCCTTTTATGGGATCAGGAACTACTGCTGTAACAGCGAAGACTCATGGGAGACATTATATTGGTTGTGAATTACACGAACGTTATGCAGAACTAATACAGAAACGATTAAGTGAAAAATCATTTGCAAGGTTAGAATTTGTATGAACTTTGAAGTCATTCGTAATAAATTTGAAAAGATGAGAGAAGACTGGGCAGAAGATTCTGCAGTTGACTTTCAATTTAAGAATAAGCAATACAGTGCTGATCTAGGACAACTTGCTTTAGACATCCCTTTTCAACATAATAAATACTTAAACCATTACACTGACACATCACAGATCAAGACTTCTCTTGAGTTTGAAATTCGTAAATTGGTTAAGGAAAAGCGTGAGTATTATTCTGGTGAAGCAGATGCTAAGACTTATGCTCTTAAACCATTTGGAGGTAGTATTAAAACTTCTGAAAAAATGAGAACTTATCTTGAGGCAGATGAAGAAATCATTAACCTTGAAGCTAAGATCAAATACCTAGACCAAATGTTACACTGGTTAGATCAGGTAATGAAACAGATTTCAAATAGAGGATTCCAAGTCAAAAGTGCCATTGAGTGGGAGAAATTTATTAATGGACAATAATGACACATCTCTCTATAAAGAAGAAGAATGAAGTATATATAAAAATTTCTTCTCCTGAAGAACATGTGCATAAAGAACTATCTGATTACTTTACATTTGAAGTACCAGAAGCAAAATATTTAAAACGTAACCCAAGATACAAATACTGGGATGGAACTATTCGTCTGTACTCTCCAGCTACAGGCGAACTTTATCATGGGTTGATAACTCATTTACAATCATGGGCTGACGATCATCAGTATACTATGAGTTATGAAACAGATGATTGGTATGGTGACATTCTTGAAAGAAATGATTATGTATCACCACCTGCTGTAAAGCATTTCATGGAGAGAATTTCTCCCAAAATAAAACCTCGTGGATACCAAATAAAAGGTGTCTACGAGGCTTTAAAGACTAATCGTAAGTTGTTACTTTCCCCAACGGGATCTGGTAAATCTCTTATGATCTACTCCCTCGTCAGATACTACACTGCTACCAGCAAGAAGACGCTCATCGTCGTTCCTACTACGTCCTTGGTAGAACAAATGGTCAACGACTTCGTTGACTATGGATGGAATGCGGAAGACCATGTGCATAAAATTTATAGTGGTAAGGATAAGAATACTGATAAACCTGTTATTATTTCAACTTGGCAATCTATCTACAAATTTCCTAAGAGGTATTTTGATGATATAGATTGTGTAATTGGAGATGAAGCACACTTATTTAAGTCTAAATCATTAACAGGTATAATGACTAAGCTTCATAATGCTAAGTATAGGTTCGGTTTTACTGGAACCTTAGATGGAAGCAAGACTCATAAGTGGGTATTAGAAGGGTTGTTCGGTAAGTGTGAACGAGTTACCACTACTGATGGACTTATAAAGTCTGGTTATCTTTCTAATTTTAGAATCAAAATACTGTTATGTCAACATGAACCTCAGCATATGGAGACATATCATGATGAAATGGAATACCTAGTCAATCATAAAGGAAGAAATAATCTTATTAAAAACCTTGTTAAAGACTTAGATGGTAATACCTTAGTGTTATTTAACTATGTAGAGAAGCATGGGGATCCACTTTATGAGTTAATAAATAGTAACATAGATCCTAAACGAAAGATATTTTTCGTACATGGTGGTACCGATGTTCAAGACAGGGAAGAGGTACGACAAATAACAGAGCTAGAAGATAATGCAATTATTATTGCCTCTTACGGCACCTTCTCAACTGGAATTAACATTAAACGTTTACACAACATTATCTTTGCGTCACCAAGTAAATCAAGAATCAGAAACCTTCAATCAATTGGTAGAGTATTACGTAAGGGAGAAGGAAAGTCTGTAGCAACACTTTATGATATAGCAGACGACATCGGCGGTCAGAATTATACACTACGACATCTTAACGAAAGAGTCAACATATACAATGATGAAAACTTTAAGTATGAAGTTTTAAAAATAAATCTTAGGACGGATATATGAAACCCGAAGAATTAAAAGAAGAAGATTTTTTAGCAACAGTTAAGTTGGTGTCTGGTGAAGAGATTGTAGCTAGAGTATGCTACTTACCAGATGAAGATAAAGTATTATTAGAAAATCCTTTACAAGTAGAGCAAGCTAGAACAAGAAAAGGTGAACTAGAAATATCTGGATTCTCTTTTAAAGAATGGATGTCTGCTACTTTTGATAGCATGTTTATTTTAAATAGAGATCATATAATTACGATGTCAGAAATAGGTGCTCCTATTATTGATTTCTATGAAAAGACTATATTGAGGTTAGAGAATGGAAAGACTCTAACTGGAAGAGGTAATAAATTACCTAGAACTTCTGGTTATCTTGGATCTATAAATCAGACCAAGAAGAACTTAGAAGATATATTTAAAAAGAGCTAGACTCATCCTTGAACCCTTGACAGAGTTAGTCTACTGATTTTCTGAGGATGTGTCAAGCCCCCTAGACAAAATCCGTTATCCGTGTTACACTTAATGCATGATGATAATGGTTATTAACCATGGCACCTGCAGTAATGAAAAGAAAAAAGACTGAATACTACGTCAACAATAAAGAGTTCCTTGCTGCGATCACTGACTATCGGCACATGGTTCATGCTGCTAAAGAATCAGGTAAGCCAAGACCTCGTGTAACTAATTACTTGGGGTCTTGTTTTTTAAAAATCGCAACACACTTATCATATAAACCAAACTTTGTAAACTATATGTTTAGAGAAGATATGATATGTGATGGGATTGAAAACTGTTTGCAGTACATAGATAACTTTGATCCAGAGAAATCTAAGAACCCATTTGCTTATTTCACTCAGATCATATACTATGCATTCTTGCGTAGGATACAGAAAGAGAAAAAGCAACTGGAGATCAAAGGAAAGATCTTAGAAAGATCTGGTTATGATGAGGTAATGCATTCTGATAGATACTCTGGTAATATGTCAGGTATGAATGCCTCTTATTCTGATATGACTGGCATAAAAGAAAATATTGAAACTAAAATGAATCGCTAATGGAAGAAGATCATTTACCCGAACACATTAATAATCTTTGGGAGGACATGGATCGTCTCAATGCGTTGTATGAAGAACTTATGTGGCCATATGATGTTCAGCTTGAATTTAAAGCAGATTACGAAAACAATCGTATTATAATTAAACCATATGAATGCGAATGAAAAATATAATGCATTACAACGTGGATTGCATTTTGTTAGAAAGATAAGAGAGTCATCTCCACACATAAGACATAAATTTTTTATTAAAGAATCTTTACTCAACTATGAAGATAGCAGTTATAACTGATCAACATCTTGATGGACGTAAGGGTTCCCTTGCGTTCTGGAATTATTGGCAAAAATTTTATGATGAAATATTTTTCCCTACTCTTAAACGAGAAGGTATCACTACAATATTTGATTTGGGTGATACTTTTGATAACAGAAAGTATGTGGACTTTAATACTCTTAATCGCATTAAGGCAAATTATTTTGACAGACTTAAAGGGTTTGATGTACACATGATTCTTGGGAATCATACAACGTACTATAAGAATACTAATAAGATTAATTCACCTGAACTTCTTTTAGAAGAGTATAGAAATATAACCATCTATACAGAACCAAAAGATATAAAGGTAGGTGGACAAAAATTCCTGATGATGCCATGGATTAATTCTGGAAATAAGAAACAATCTTTGGAATTAATGGAAGAGTCTGATGCCAATGTGATGTGTGGACACTTAGAATGTGATGGTTTTGAAGTTACACCTGGAATGCATTTTGATGGTGGATTCAAGGTAAGTGATTTTAAAAAGTTTAAGCGTGTATGGTCAGGACATTTTCATCATAGATCAAAGAGAGGAAATGTTCAGTACCTTGGAAACCCTTATCAGATGTTTTGGAATGACTACAAGGATACTCGTGGGTTTCATATCTATGATACTGAGACTGATAGACTCAGATTTGTGGAGAACCCCTTTGAAATATTTCAGAAGCTTTACTACAACGACGTTGAATCGGACTACAACAAATACGATGTGTCTGATTATAGAGAGCAATTTGTTAAACTCATCGTTGAAGAGAAACGTGACTACCAAATGTTTGAAACATTGGTTGATCGTCTTTACAATATAGGAGTACATGATGTTAAAGTTATTGAAACATTAATCAATACAGATGATGTTGATGACTCAGATTTAGAGACTAAAGATACTATGACACTACTCAATGAATACATTGATGAAGTAGAGATCTCCGTAGATAAAACATCATTGAAGACTTTAATGAGATCACTATATATGGAAAGCTGTGAAGTTGTGTGATGTTTGTCCTAACCCTAGAGAATCGTCCTGATGGAGTGTATTCCGTGTGGGATGAAACTGAGAACCGTGTCATACCAATTTTCCTTCAGTTAGATGACGCAAACAGATATCTTATGATGATGCCTCAAGAGGATGGATATCCTCCCATGGAGGTTGTAGAAATGGAAGACCATGTTATAATAGGGGCATGTCAAGAGCGTGGACAACGTTTTTCTATTATCACCCCTGACGATTTTTTAATACCACCTGATGATCCTATAGAATGATAATTTTTGAAAAAGTTCGTTGGAAGAATTTTCTCTCAACAGGCAACACTTTTAGTGAAATTAATTTAACCAATTACAGAACAAATTTAATTGTTGGTAGTAATGGTGCTGGTAAGTCAACCATCTTAGATGCGTTGACCTTTTCCTTGTTTGGGAAACCATTTAGAAAAATCAATAAAGGAATGTTGGTTAATAGTATCAATGAAAAAGATACTATTGTTGAGATAGAATTTAGTATTGGTAAGTCAAGCTATAAAGTTATTCGTGGAATCAAACCTAACAAGTTTGAGATATATTGTAATGGAAAATTATGGGATCAAGAATCATCAGTAGCAGAACAGCAAAAGAATTTAGAAAAGAACGTATTAAAATTAAATTATAAATCTTTTACACAAATTGTTGTACTAGGTTCTAGTACCTTTGTTCCTTTCATGCGTCTTCCTACCACACAACGTAGAGAGATCATTGAAGACATCTTAGATATTCAAGTATTCTCTACAATGAATCTATTACTTAGAGATAAAGTTAGAGAGAATAATGATGAAGTAAAGAATGTTGATTATGAATTAGATCTATTGAAAGATAAGATTGATCTACAGAAACAACATATGCTTACTCTTGAGAAGAGAACTAAAGAAGAAATTGATAGAAAGAAAGAAAAAATAAAAGAATATCAGGAAACAGAAGCAAAAGCTAATAAAGATATAGAATTATTAACAAAGGAAATCGGAAATCTTAATAAAGAAATGGTGGATTATCAAAAGTCCAGTGCAAAATTGAAAAAGTTAAACACTTATCTCATAAAACTACAAGGTAAGTTGCAGAACTGTAGAAAAGAACATAGTTTCTTTGAAGATAACCACGTATGTCCCACTTGTACGCAAGAACTGTCACACGACTTTCGTCAAGAGAAGTTGACAGAGGGTAAAGTTAAGTTAGATGAGATGACTGTAGGAGAAGATGAACTAGTTAATGCTATTAAAGAAGAAGAAATTAGGTTTGAAAAATTTACTGAGTTATCTACAGAAGTAAACAATCTAAACACTACTGTCAATCAATCTAATTATCAGGTGATGACAATTCGTAAACAGATTGATTCTATTAATGAAGAGATCACTGAATTACAATCTGACAATGTTGATAGGAAATCAGAGTTTGTAAAGCTAGAAGAATTAGTTAAAGGAAAGAAAACCTTATCTAAGTTATCAGCAGATCTTAAAGAGGATCGTGCTGTACTTACTACTGCTAATCAATTGCTTAAAGATAACGGTATCAAGACTAGAATCATTAAGACATATCTTCCTAAAATGAATAAGATGATTAACGAATTCTTACAAAGGATGGAGTTTTATGTCAATTTTACCCTAAATGAGAACTTTGAAGAAATAATTAAGAGTAGGTATAGAGATATTTTTTCCTATGACAGTTTCTCAGAAGGAGAAAAGGCTCGTATTGATATCGCTCTTCTGCTCACTTGGCGTTCTATTGCTAAGCTTAAGAATAGCGTGGACACTAACTTACTTATTCTAGATGAAATCTTTGACGGATCGCTTGATCAGTCTGGTACTTCTGATCTGGGTTGGATCTTACGTAATTTTGATGATAGCACTAAAGTATTCGTAATCTCCCATAAGCAGCACTTGGACGATAAATTTGACAGAACTATTACTGTTGAAAAAGAAAAGAACTATTCTGTCGTCCATGAGACAGTTAACGAAGTGACACATGGACTGGTTGGCTAATCATATTATGCGTTATACTAAGTATACAAACAAAGAAACGCATGTACTCATCCAACCAACAAGAAATTAAAGGCAACCTTGCTAAACTTCTCGCAACAGAAAATCTAGTTGTAGAGAGTAAGAAGGTTCCAACTGCATCTTTTGATGTTGACAATCGTGTGCTTATTCTTCCTCTATGGGATAAAGCAAGCAGCGTTGTATATGATTTGTTGGTTGGACATGAGGTTGGACATGCATTGTTCACACCAAATCAAAATCTTGATACAGAATGCCCTAAAGATTACGTCAATGTAATTGAAGATGCTCGTATTGAGAAGTTGATGAAGCGTAAGTATCCTGGTCTTAAAAAGAGTTTTTCTGGTGGTTATAGAGAACTTAATAATAATGATTTCTTTGGTATTGCTGATGAAGATGTATCTACATTTAATTTGATTGATCGTATCAATCTTCATTTTAAATGTGGTGCTGATGCACTTATTCCTTTTGAACAGGATGAGAAAGTATTTGTTGAACGTACAGAAAATGTAGAAACATTTGAAGAAGTTGTTCAAATTGCAAAAGATGTTTACAATCTTTATCAGAAAAAGAAAGAAGAAGAATCACATCCTCTCTTTGATAATAGTGATGAAGAAAATGAAGACTTCACACCACCAGAATTTCCACAAGGTGAATCTGAATCAGAAGGAAAAGAAGATAATGATTCTGAAGATGGTGACAGCGAAGATTTTAAACAGGTTACTAGATCAACCTCTACACCTGATCAAGATCTTCTAGATCAATTAGAAGATGCTATGTATGAAGAGAGTGATGATTATGGTGGTGAGAATGATGGTGATATTGTTCGTACACAAGAAGAGTTTGAACGTAAGTCTGAGAGACTATCTAGTGAATCTTACAACGATGCAACATATGTTGAAATTGCAGATACAGCTCCACTAGATAGACATATAGCTGATTGGGAAGTAGTCCACAACTGGATTGATCAAACTAATACATCTTCAGTTGAAGAAGGGTATTACGAAGAAGTTGATAACGATTATCGTGAGTTCCGTCAGTCATCTCAGAAGGAGGTAAATTACCTTGTTAAAGAATTTGAATGTAGAAAATCTGCTGATGCTTACGCTCGTGCTGGTGTTGCTAAGACAGGAGTTCTTGATACTTCTAAACTCCATACTTACAAATACAACGAAGATCTCTTTAAAAAGATCACAGTAGTTCCTGATGGTAAAAACCATGGCATGATCTTTCTTTTAGATTGGTCAGGTTCTATGGCATATGAAATTCTTCCTACAGTTAAACAGTTAATTAAATTGACTTCTTTCTGTAAGAAAGTTCAGATCCCATTTGAAGTATATGCTTTCACTAATGAGTGGGTAATTGCTCAACGTGCTATTGATAATGATGAGAAAACTGCTGACCAGTACCATCGTTATTATGATTATGATTATCGTGAGTGTGAAGGGATTCAAAAAAATAAAATTTTCATAGATCCTAGATATTTCCATCTTGTTAATTTTATTTCATCACGTAGTAATGCACGTGAGTACGAGAGGATGTGTAAGAACGTTTATCGTGAAGCAAACTATTATCATAGTCGTCGTAGTAGTTATGTTAAGTATCAATCAACTCCAGGCTTAGGTTTATCTGGTACACCATTGAATGAAGGTGTCGTTCTATTGAACTATATTATTCCTAACTTCAAGAGAGACAATGATTTGCAGAAAGTGAATGTATGTATCTTAACTGATGGTGAAGCAAATCCTATTTCTTATGGAGCACTAGTTCATTATAATGATGAAGATGAAAAGATACGTCCACGTCGTTGTGATTACAAAGTAGTTCTTCGTGATCGTAAAACAGGACGTGTATATGGTAACTTCGCATATGCGGAAGAGACTAATGTATTCCTTCAGCAGTTACAAGATCGTTTCCCTGAAGTTAATATATTAGGATTTAGAATTCTTTCTGGTAATCAGTTATCTAATTTTGTACATAGATTTGCTCGTAATGTATTTTACGATGATGTACAAAAGCAATGGCGAAAAGAAAAGTCTGCTATTATTCCTAACCCTATATCATACACAGCTTTGTATGCTTTATCAAATAAAGATATAGATGAAGAAGCTACCTTAGATGTAGATGAAGGTGCAAAAAAAGCAGATATCTCTCGTGCTTTTAAAAAGATGATTAGGAGTAAAGCAACTAGTAAAAAGATTCTCAATTCATTCGTTGATTACGTATGCTAGACCAGTTGGGGAAGTGTCCATTATCTTCCCCATTCTCATCTCAATCCATTATACTTAATACATAACAAACAATTAAACAAATGCCAGCTAAGTCCGACTTGACATCTGCACAATTAGCAGAATACCTAAACAATGAATTCGGTAGAAACATTAATGCGAATCATGTTAAAATTGCAGCAAATCATTTTGGTGTAAAATATGCAACTGCTACTAAACGCTTACGTGATTTTTATGTTAAGCGTGGAACATGGAAATTGACCATCGCAGAAAAACTAGAAAAGACTTATCAGGCACCTGCAGCACTACCTGCTGTTGAAAAAAATCTAGTTCCTGATAAGGATCCAAATTATATTCCTTTTGGAAACTTTGCTGATGTAAAGAAAATTATTCAGTCAAAGATCTTTTATCCTACATTCATTACTGGTATGTCTGGTAATGGTAAGACATTCTCTGTAGAGCAAGCATGTGCTACTCTAAAGAGAGAATTGATTAGAGTTAACATCACTATTGAAACTGATGAAGACGATCTAATCGGTGGATTCAGACTTGTCAATGGACAAACTGTATGGCATAACGGACCTGTAGTTGAAGCACTAGAGAGAGGTGCAGTTCTACTTCTTGATGAAGTTGATCTAGCATCTAATAAGATTCTTTGCTTACAATCTATTCTTGAAGGTAAAGGTTTATTCGTTAAGAAGACTGGTCGTTATGTAGAACGTAAACCAGGATTCAACATCATTGCAACTGCTAACACCAAAGGTAAAGGTTCTGATGATGGTAGGTTCATCGGTACTAATGTTCTTAACGAAGCATTCCTTGAGAGATTTGCTTTGACATTTGAGCAAGAGTATCCTCATGTTAAAACTGAGCAGAAAATCCTTGAGAAGGCAGCAGCTAATCTTGGAGTTCTTGATAAGAAATTCTGTGAGAATCTTGCTAACTGGGCAGACATCATTCGTAAGACATTTAATGATGGTGGTATTGATGAAGTGATCTCTACTCGTAGACTTGTTCACATCATTCGTGCATTTGCAATCTGGAATAATCGTATGAAAGCGATCAAAGTCTGCGTAAATAGATTTGATGATGAGACCAAGCAATCATTCTTGGAATTATATGATAAGATAGATGCAGATGTAAACGTAAACGGAGAAGAAAATGGAGAAACCGTTTGATGGATATCTTGGACACATCCTCCGTCTCAAAGACGGTAGGAGTGTCCGTATCGTAGGAGATGGAGGTGAGGAATGGAAAGCAACTCACAAAATTAATGTGGTTGATCTTGACGGAAATGAATTTCAATGCTATCATGGTGACATAGATCATGTCTGGAGTGAAAATTGAAGTACAATGAAAACGAGATCCTCAAAGAGATCTCAGATTATGTGTCTAGTACCTATGGTGCACACTACAGTAAGAATGGGATTCAAACTTTGGATCTTATTGATTCTGTTGGTGATGCTGAAGCATTCTGTAGGTCTAATATTTTGAAATATGCTTCACGTTATGATAGGAAGGGTTCAGCACGTAAGGACATCATTAAGATTGCTCATTACGCTATTCTCCTTTTGCACTTTAGTGATAAGCAAGCTAAAGCTAACCAGATTAACGCAAACAACCCTACATCCTTTTCAGTTGATTATGACAAATGAGTAAAGTAACATTATCCAGTAAGACATTAAATGTCCTTAAAAACTTCAGTACCATCAATTCCTCAATCGTCTTTAGAAAGGGATCAACGGTTAGAACAATTAGTAATGCAGAGAACATCCTCGCTAAGTTTACTGGCGAGGAGATATTTCCTGTGGACTTCGCAATATATGATCTCAGTCAGTTTCTTTCTGGGATCTCTTTGTTTAACGATCCTCAATTGGAATTCACTAGTGGCGATTTTGTCAACATTCGTGGGGGTCGTCAGTCTGCTAAGTATTATTTCTCTGATCCTGAAATTACGCTCAAGTCAGCTCCTGAAAAAAATGTAAAGTTTCCAGGTTCTGATATAGAATTTGTTCTAACAGAAGAAGATCTTATTTCATTGCAGAAAGCATCTGCTGTTTATAGTCTTCCAGATCTTACTTTTCATTCAGAAGAAGGATCTGATATTATTAAACTTATCTTACGTGATAAAGAAAATGATACTAGTAATACATACGAACAATCTATTACTGGTTCATCTAATGGAGCATATACTTTAGATCTTAAGATAGAGAACATTCGTGTTCTACCTGGTAATTATTCTATTAGAGTATCTCAACATCTTATTTCTGAATGGACTAATCAAGATGTTGATCTTTCATATTACATTGCCCTTGAACCTAAGTGAAGCTTCATAAACTTTTTTATGTTCCTGTTTACACGTTTAAGTTTAATAAGCATAGTGAATATGGATTTGAAGATGTAGGAAAGTTAAATCGCCATCCAGAAGGGTGGCGATGTGATGTCAATTCATCATTCCCCAACATTAGGAATGATGATCCTATGGTTAGTGTATTTCAAAGAGAGAATCTCAAAAGAGATTTGAAATTTCAATTGATGGAATTATTCTATGAAAAACAATTACCAGATAGGTTTGAATTTCGTGAGTTCTGGTATAATGTTTATCATAAGAACCAGAATCAGGAACGTCATTCTCATTTAATGGGATGTGGTGGTGTTCCTTATTGGTGTGGCATTTATTATCATAAAGGTTTTACACCAACAACTTTTTATAGACCAGATTACCATAACACAGTACATTCATTTCCAATAAATGGATCTGAATTATCTGATTATAAATCTTCTATTGCTAAACCTAAGCTTAATGATGGTGATGTTATTTTATTTCCACCATACGTTGAGCACTGTGTTGATGAAAATCTTAGTGATGATATAAGAATCACTTTTTCTTTTAATCTGTTTATACCACAATGAGTAAAGAATTTTTATGGGTAGAGAAGTATCGCCCCAAAGCAGTTAAAGATTGTATTCTTCCTGATAACATTCTTAATGTATTTCAGGGTTTTGTTGATCAAGGAGAACTTCCTAATTTATTGTTGAGTGGAACTGCTGGTGTTGGTAAGACAACAGTTGCAAAAGCTTTATGTGAACAAATTGGTGCATCGTATATTGTTATTAATGGATCAGACGAAGGTAGATTTCTTGATACTGTTAGGAATAGAGTAAGACAATTTGCTACAACCGTCTCATTGACCTCTGGAGCGTCTCACAAGGTCGTTATTATAGATGAGGCAGATAACACAACCAACGATGTTCAGTTGTCCTTGAGGACTGCTGTAGAGGAGTTTCATAATAATTGTAGATTTATTTTTACTTGTAATTTTATCAATAAGATTATTGAACCATTACATTCACGGTGCACCGTAGTTGATTTTAGAATTAAGAATGGTGAGAAGATTGCATTACAAGGAACTTTTTTCAAACGTTTGAAATATATTCTTGATAGTGAAAAGGTTGACTATGAAGATAAAGTTATTGCTAAACTTATTAATCGTTACTATCCTGATTGGCGAAGACTGATAAATGAGTGTCAACGTTATGCTGCTACAGGATCTATTAAGAGTGCTATCCTAGTTGATGTTGCAGACATTAATTTAGATGCTCTTCTTGTAAGCTTAAAGAAGAAAGAGTTTACTACAGTAAAGAATTGGGTAGTACAACATATGGATGGTGATCCTACTATGGTCATGCGTAAGATCTACGATAGTTTGTACCATGTTTTAAAACCATCTTCTATACCAGAAGCAGTATTGATTATTGCAAAGTATATGAATAGTATTCCTATTGTTCCTGATCAAGAGATTAATCTCTTAGCTTGTTTAACTGAAATTATGATGAGTTGTGAATTTAGATGAGCACTATTAAATCATTGAAAACACCACTGAGATATCCTGGTGGTAAATCTAGAGCAGTATCAAAACTGTTTCAATACATACCTAGTCTTAATAATTATAGAGAATTTCGTGAACCATTCTTGGGTGGTGGTTCTGTAGCATTAGAAGTTACAAAAAGATATCCAGATATATCAATCTGGGTTAATGATCTATACGAACCTCTATATAATTTCTGGTCTGAGTTACAACATAATGGACAAGAACTTGAAGATGCTATTTTGTCTTTAAAGAATTTACATCCAGATAGAGTAACTGCTAGAGAATTATTCAATACATGTAAGGAAGAAATAAATGACAAAGAAAAATCAAACTTTGCTCGTGCCTGCTCTTTTTATATCGTTAATAAGTGTTCCTTTAGTGGTCTTACAGAATCTTCATCATTCAGTCCACAAGCGTCAGAATCCAATTTCTCCTTCAGAGGTATTGAAAGACTCTCAGAATACTCAGAGCTTATTCAAAACTGGACAATAACAAATCTTTCATACGAGAGAATGTTATCTGATGAAAAAGATACATTTGTTTACTTAGATCCTCCTTATGATATTAAGGATAATCTTTATGGTAAGAAGGGTGAAATGCATAAGACATTTGATCATGATGAATTTGCTTACTGGTGTGATCATTACACAGCATCTATGTTGATCTCATATAATTCTGATCAGATTGTTAAGGATCGTTTCAACGAGTGGACGGTTAGGGAATTTGCACATACTTACACCATGAGGTCTACGGGATGCTATAATAAAGAACAAGCAAAGAGAAAGGAGTTAGTCTTATTAAATTATGAAATGTGAAGTAAAACTCTATGTTGCAGGTAAACTCTTTACAGAAACTGTACATGCACGTGATTATGCAGAAGCTCGTGAAGTTGCACTTGCACGTAATCCCAATGCTAAAGTAGTTGGTGTTAATGCTGTATTCACATGAAAATAGATACCCAAGGAATGAGTCTTGATCTTCCACCAGAGAAAGATCCTAAGACAGGTTTATGGAAGCAACCTAAACCAATAGAAAACCAACGTAAGGAACTACCTAAAGCAGTCATCACACCTAGGAGACTGTTTACTGAAAGTTATGTTAAGGAAATGAAAATCCTTATCAATGAAGTTCTAGACGAAAGAGAAGGTAAGACTGGTGTATCATATTTTGATACAGAAAAATTTCAGCATAGCATTGATGACCCAGAACCATCTTATGAAAGATGGACTAAGGAAGACAGTTCTTACAATCCAGGATATTATCAATGAGGACACAAAATAAAGAAAACTATTACTATGTCTTTTGGGTCATAGCAATGGTAGCATTTATTGTTCCACAAGTATTCACAGCTTATGGGATATTAAAAATAGTAGAGTATTTACAATGAGACTTACACAAGAAGTAATTGATAAGATTGCAATAGCAATGCAACACACCAAAATGAATGGTGAAGTTAACTGGAAAGATGGTGATGAGATAGATGTATGTCTTGCTGGCACATTTGCTGGTGATAAGTTTATTTCTATTATTAACAGAACTAGAAGTAATACTACGAAACATGTATCTACGAATGCTGAAAAAGCAATAAGTTAGTGTTCTGATTATATAATTAAAAATAGTAGGTTAATATGAATTACGGTAGTATGTTCAAAGTAGTAACCCTTAATGAGGGTGCTATGAATACCATTACTAAAGCATTGACTAGTGATGAACTAGAACCTGCTGAAGCTTCTCTAGTACAGGGAAGTCAATATCAAGAAGATGTTCGTAAAAGTACGAACACTTGGGTACAAGATAAAGATGTCATCAAAATGTTTGGTGAGATCGTTATGGAAGTTAATCGTGCTGCTAGATGGAATCTAAACATTGTAGGTTGTGAAGCAATACAATATGCAACATATACCGAAGGTGATTATTTTAAATGGCATGTAGATCAATTTCCAGAAATTGAAAATAACATCACTAGAAAGATAAGCATGAGTCTTTTTCTTTCTAATCCTGATGAATATGAAGGCGGTGAATTAGATCTTGAAGTTTATGGACCTGATGCTCATCCAGAAAGACACAAAACATTTAGGTGTTTAAAAGGAGAAGCATTATTCTTTTTGTCAGATTATTGGCATAGAGTACGTCCTGTAAAATCAGGAGTCAGAAAATCATTAGTAGCGTGGTTTTTCGGACCACCTTATGATACATCTACTTTAGATTTTGCTCCTCACTTCAACGTAAATTCTGTTTAAGGAACTACTATCATGAGAATAGGTGTTATGTGTTCTGGAAAGGGCACTAACTTTGAGAACATACTACGTTCTGTATGGTCTCACGAAGTTGTGATAATGATTCACAACAAAAAGAAATGTGGAGCTGCTAAAAGAGCAGAGAAATTTGGCATCCCACATTGTTATCTTCCTCACAATGATGAAGATAAAATGATAGAATTATTTAAAGTATGGAGAGTTGATCTTATAGTTCTTGCTGGCTATATGAGAATTATTAAGAATCCTTACTCTTTCCCTGCACCTATTATAAATGTTCATCCTTCATTACTTCCAAAGTATAAAGGAATGCACGCAGTAGAACAAGCATTAGAATCAGGTGATAGAGTTACTGGATGTACAGTACACTATGTCAATGAAGAGCTTGACGGAGGTGATATAATAGAACAAAGTAGAGTTCATATATCTCCAGAGGATACGGTAGAGACTTTGACTCATCGTATACAGAGAGCAGAATACAGACTTTTACCATTAGTTATTAATCAGTTTGCAAATTATGAAACCAAAAGCAGCATTGAGGAAAGCGTTGGAACAACCTTGGCTTTACAATGAAGAAGAACTAAAAAAGATTCAAGATAAATTAACTGAACTTGAAGAAGATGGTGTACAAGAGTTATGGCATCGTCGTACTACTCAAGGGTTTTCTAAGTTACCACAGGAGTTATTAAATGAATAATTATGGATTAGAAATAGCATTCTGGGTTATACTAGGATGTTATTTTGTATATCTTTGGGAGGAAAAGAAGGGTTGACTCAGGTTTGGAAAGTATGGAAATATGCATTAGGAAGTTTTTCTGATGACAAGACAGAAAAATATGACAATTACGTTGTTGTGGTACGGACTATTATATTCATCTCTTATCTTGTTACTAACTGTTTTATTATTAGCGGAGTAATCCGTCACTGGAATAATGTACCAACTAAAAGATTACCTATACAGCATCAATCAATCCAAAAAGAATATATTGGATGATGATCCTGATGCTGCTAGAAAGTATCCAGCATATGTAATTAATCGCTGCCTTTCTTCTTTTATGGATACCATCTTATTTGCTAATGAGATGAATAAGTATCCTAATATACCAAAGAAGATGCAATATGATTTTTTAATAAATAGTGTGAAACCGAGGAAGAGGTTCTCTCCTTGGACTAGGAAAGATTCTATTGATTGTCTTGAATTAGTTAAAGAGTATTATGGTTATAATGACGATAAGGCACTCCAAGCTCTCAGGATTCTCACCAAGGATCAACTAGATATTATTAAAAAATCATTGAGCAAAGGTGGTAACAATGGCAGGTGAAATTGAATTTGACTGGAAACAAACCGATATGGTTGAAGTCAGTCTTAACGAACCAGATGATTTTCTGAAGGTGAGAGAGACTTTAACTAGAATTGGTGTAGCAAGTAGAAAAGAAAAGAAGATATATCAATCATGTCATATTCTTCATAAGCAAGGCAGATATTTTATTGTACACTTCAAGGAACTCTTCGCACTTGATGGTAAAAAAACAAATCTATCAACGAATGATATCCAAAGAAGAAATAGAATAGTACAATTATTATGTGATTGGGGTTTAGTAAATATTGACATTCCAAGTAAAGCAAAAATTGCTGAACTAGCTCCCCTCAATCAAATTAAAGTTCTTTCATTTAAAGAGAAAGGTGAATGGACGCTTGAATCCAAATATAATATTGGAAGAAAGAAACAAGAAGTAGCATAAACCGTAGTATTTACATTGGGTTTCACGTACCATCCTTTAAGAGTTTTATGTTTAAATAATATTGTGATGCCTTAGGGGTCACATAAACATACGTCGCTCAAGGAGGACACTACGATGGTAACATTTGACTGGGAAACCTATACCCCATACATGTTAGGTTTTGATAATGAAATCAATAGAATCAACAGACTCGCAGCTTTCGCATCAGGTGGAACAAATTACCCACCATACAACATCATTACTGGATCTGATAATAGAACCATATTGGAAGTTGCTCTTGCAGGATTCGCAAAAGAAGATATTGAAGTATCAACAGAAGAAAACATCTTAACGATTAGATCTTATCCTACAGATAAAGAAGAAGTAAAATATGCTCATAAAGGAATCGCTTCTAGATCCTTTAGTAAGAGTTGGCAGTTAGGTGAAGATACTGAAGTTAAGGAAGTAGATTATAAAGATGGTATGCTGACTATTACAGTACAGAAGATCGTACCAAAAGAAAAGCAAAAGAAGATTTGGTTCTCAGGAAACAAGGAATTACAAGCTTCTAAATAAACACATAGTAAGAGAGCAACTGGCAATCAGTTGACTCTCTTCTTTTTTGGTGTTATAATAAACGTAATTCATAATTGAATATGGCAGTATCAGTAGTTACAATAAAAACTGGTGAACGAATTATTACTGAGTTAAAGGAAATCTTTAATTCGGATGAAGATGATAAGCAAGGTATATGTCTTCTTATGGAAGATCCATATATTCTCCATCTTGCTGGTGAAAATCCACAGTATCTTACTGAACAGTATGGTATGGAATACCAAGTTAAGTTTAGTAAATGGAATCCATTCAGTACAGACTGGCAGTTTAAGATTCCATATGATATGGTAATGACAATTAGTAAACCAGAACCAGGCTTAGAGAATGCTTGGAAAGAAAAAGTATCACAAATTAAACGAGAATCAAATAATGACAACAACTCCTAATCAAGTGCCACCTTCAGGTGATGGACTCGGTGATCAGATTAAATTAAAAACAAATCACAATGTTCGTATTGTGAACCTTGGTACAGGTGATAATGTTCTTTGTATCTTTGGTGAGGTTCGTACTGATAATGAAGATAATAAAGTTATCGGATATCGTATGATGTATCCATTCAAACTTACTTTAGGTGAGACTAATGAAGACGGTACTATTCCTATCAATTACACTAGATGGTGTCCTTTCTCTCCAGTAGAAGAACATCGTTTAGGTGGAGAACATATAATTAGTGTAGTTTATCCAGATAATAATATCTTGGATAACTTTGTTGCTAGACTAAAAACAATTGGTCTACAAGACGATCAAATATTCTGGAATGAGGAGGAAGGACCAAATGGAAATACAGGCGAACCTACTGAGGTTGAGCAACCAGTGGCTAGTAGCACAGGTCAGTGAGATGGAGGGAGACACCTTACCAGGTGACCCTGATTGTATACTTAATGATCCTTTTGTGTTAGACTTAGAAGGTAATTTGAATAGTTGGCCAGAGTTTTCTGATGACCGTGAGGTCGCAGTCAGATCTACTGACATTACAACTATAGTTGATCCAAGTAAGGAATTACTTGCTCGTTATATTAAAGCACTTGAATGAAGTTCTACACAAACGTTGAACAAGCTGGCAATCGTTTGCTAGTTCGTGGTTATGAAAATGGTAACAGATATAGCGTGAGGGTTCCTTTTAACCCCACGCTATTTTTGCCTTCAAAGA